TGCGCAAGTTGAGTCGGCCGTAGGCGCGGTCGAGGTCGCTAACATCTTCGAACACGTTGTTCATCTGGCCATCGGCAATCACGATGCCGGTGGCGGCGCCACCGCCTTCGGGCACGTCGTCCATGACTTGGGACTCGACGAATACGATGTTTTGTTCTTGGATGGGCATGGATCAGATCTCGATGAGCGGCAGGGTGATTCGGTATTTGCTGTCGGCGTGCAGGTCGGCTGCCGGCCAGATCGGGGCTGCCTCAAACTGGCGCTCGAGGTCGTGCGCGACGTTGAAGCTGCGACCGTCGGCCAGCGTCAGGAGGTAGGAGCCTGTCGGGTTGGCGCGTTGCGCCTGGAGGGCCAGCACCAGCGAGCGCGGCACCCAGCCGCCGTTTTCGTAGCTGGTCAGGGTGATCGGGCGGCCCTTCTGCTTGATTCCCGACTGGACGATGCGCGCGCCGGTGAGGCTGCGTGTGACGCTTTGCTCGACGGGCATCCACTCGAATTCGTCGGACCACCAAACGTCTTCGGGAATTTCGAGCGCTGCGAGGGTGTGGTTTTGCATGGGCTATCGCTCCATCATGAGGCGCGGCGCATGCCGTCTTCCAGCGCCGACATGAACGACGTGAACGCGGCAACGTCCGCCTCGCTGTTCACGCCGATCGTGGTCGAGCGCCCCCCCAGGCGCAGCACCAGTTCATGCCGGCTGGCCGGCTGGGCCGGCTCGGGAGTGCGCTGGGTGGATGCGGGCTGGTTGGCGTTTTCGGCACGGGCGAGGCGTTCTTCTTCGCGCCGTTGTTCGCGTTCTTCGCGGCGGCGTTCTTCTGCTTCGCGCTTCTCTTCGGCGCGCCGCTCTTTGGCCTGCGCGGCTTCTTTGCTGTGGATTTGCGCGAGGACGACCAGCTCTTCGCGCTTGAAGCGGAGGTCTTCCTGTATGCGCTCCACGTTTTCGCTTTCGCCCCGGATACGAGCGCGCCTAAGCTCGATTTCCATCAGGGCAAGTTCGCGCTCAACCTGGTTGCGCTCGCGATCGGCGCGGGCGCGCTCGACTTGCTCTTCGCTGCCGTCGAGTTCGAGCAGTCGGAATTTTCGCTCTTCGAGGCTGTCGCGAGCGCTGGAATCCACTCGTTTCTGCTGCCGGTCGAGGTCTTCCAGTGTGTTGATGTAGTTGCGCGCCTTGCGGTCGGCCAGTGCGTAGGCCGTGTTCAGGGCGGCTGACCAGCTCTGGATTGTGAAGACGCGAACGCGCGACATCCGGTCTTCATAGACCGTCTTGATCAGGCGCTCGGCTTCTGCTGCGTATTTCGAGGCTGCGGCCGCGCCTTTGAGGAGCGGCTCTGTCAGCCCGACCCGGATCACCCCCGGTTTTTTCAGCAGGCGCTCGAAGTTCGCGTCGGCGTACTTGATCGACCGGCCGAGGCCGTCCATGCCGCCGGATGCGCCTGCGGAGCCTTTGCGGATGTTTTCCAGTCCGCTCTTGCCTTTTTTGCCGGCCTTTTCGACTGCATCGCCGGCTTGTTCCGCGCCCTTCTGGACCTGCGTGTTGGTTTCGGTCGACTGCTGCGAGCGCCGGATCATGGCGGAGATCTCGGCCTCGATCTTGCGGATGCTCTCGTCGGTAAGGTTTTGTTCGAGCATGCGCATTTCGAGCGCATTTCGTGACGCCGTCAGCTCGTCGTTCATGGCGTCGACGTTCTCGCCGCGCGCGGTGGCTTCCTTGAGCTTGTGCTCGGCGATCACAACCGCATTGCGCGCCTGGCTCACCGCGAGGGCGGCCTGCTCGCGGGTAATGACGATCTCTTGACGCTTGACGTTGACGTTGGCCCACATCGCGGCGCGTTCGTTGCCGAGCGCTTCGGCGACGACGACGCTGGTCTGCGCCTGTTCGCGCTTGATGCGGGCCAGCGCGAGTTCGGTGTTCACCGCGTGTGTTTGTGCCGTTGCCTGGGCATTCAGGCGGCGGGTGGAGTCGGCGATGGCGTCGTTGTAGAGGATTGCGGCTCGCGTTGCTGCTGCGCGCGCTTCGGCCAGTTGTTGCTGTGTTGCAAGCCCTTTGCGCTCGAGATCGGTAAATCGCTGTAGCTCAGAGACGGCGGATGCGTAGGCCGAGCGCATCACGTCGAGCTGCGCGGCGTGGTCGCGGGTGGCTTCGGCCTGGGCTTGTTTAGCTGCGGCGTCGATGGCAGCCGCGTCGGCGGCGGCGCGCAAGGCGGCGCTTTCTTCGGTGAGTTGTTCCAGCCGGTTCTTGCTTTCGGCGATCAGCTTCTGTTTTGCGCTGGACTCGGCTTCGGTGGCCGCGACGATGGCTTCCTGCATGATGATTTGCGAGCGCAGGGTTTCGGCTTCGGCGAATTTCGCGGCCGCCATCTGATCACTCGCTGCGGCAATGCGTATCGCGGCCTCGGCTTCGGCGTTGCGCAGCCGGACCTCGTCGCCAAGCGTTTGCGCATGCTCGATGATCGCCTTGGCTTCGGCCTGGCGCGCCTGCAGCGCCTTCTCGGACTGTTTGCTGTAGGCTTCGACGGCGGTGCGGGCCTGGGCGTAGGCGTTGGCGGCACCGAGCCACCCGGGGTTGCCTGCCATAGCGGCGGCAGCGGCGGAGCTTGCCGCCTGCCCTGCTTTGTCGGCAGCGGATTCGACCCCCAGGAACCTGTCACGCAGGATTTGCAGGCGGGCGCCGCTTTCCTCGGCGGCTTCTGAGATCGAGTCTTTCAGGTTGGAAAAATCCCAGTTCGCGATGGCTGCGCCGACGGTCCCGATGGTCACCCCGAGCAGGCTCAGTGCTTCAGATGCCCCGGTAATAACCAGCCCCAAACCCTGAACGGATTTCGTGAGCAGCCACATTCCGCCCGTGGCCGTGTCGCTGACCGCGCGGGTCTGGCCGAGTTCGCCAGCGCTTTCCTTGAACGCTGCGGTGAGCCTGTTCCATGACGCGCTGTAACCGTCAATCTGGCCGCTGGTGTTGTACAGTTCCTTGAGGTGGCGGGCCATGGCCGGAAGCAGGTCTTCGGCCAGCACCTGGCCGCTCTCGACCATCTTGATCAACTCGGCTTCGGTGAGGCCCGCGCCACGCGCGGCGGCCTGCATGGCGCCGGGCAGGCGTTCGGCGAGCTGCTGGCGCAACTCTTCCATGCTGACCACACCTTTGCTGACCATCTGGCTCAGGGCGAGCATGGCGCCGTCGGTGTCGGCTGCCGATCGTCCGAGCACGGCCATGGAGCCCGCGACGGCTTCAAACACTTCGCGGGCTTGCGCCCCTTCGAGCGCGGTGCCTTTTGTGACCGCCATGAATCGGGCGTAGGCGGTGCTGGCGCTGCCAAGTTCCAGCCCCAGTCGGTTCGCGGTGGCGGTGATGTAGCCGATTTCACGGGCTGCGCCTTGCGCGTTGCCGGTGATGGCGCGCAGGGTGCGGTTGAGGCTGTCGAACTCAACGACGGCGCGGGCGATTTGCCCTGCGCCAAACGCGGCGGCAATGGCGCCGGCAAGCGGGCGCAGTTTGGTGACGAGCCCCCCTATTCCTCCGGATGCCCTGCCGACGGACTGCGTGAACGGGTCGAGTGCGCTACGCCCGTTGTTTGTTACGCCGCGCAGCTCGGCCTGCAGCGCCTGCAGGCGTGGCTGGGCTGCGGCAAAGGCGCGGTTGAAGTCAGCGCCCGAGCCCTTGGCGTTGCGCGCGAGCGTGCCCAGGCTCTGGTTGATCTTGAGTATTTCGGCCTGTATCTGCGCTGTGGAGCGGATGCCAATGTTCTTGAATGCGCTGTTGATGCTGTTGGCGATGTTCGCGGTATCGGCGGCGTAGCGCTTTGCTGCTGCGGCGCTTTCCGCCCAGGCGCGCTTTTCGGCGGCGAGTTGCTCTTGTGCCGCTTGGGCAAGCCGGCGCTTGCTGGCCGCGACGGTGGCGGCAAGGCGGTCTTCTTCGGCGGCTTGGCGCTTGAGGTCGGTGGCGCGGTCTGCTTCGGCTTTTCTGGCGCGGTTGACGGATTCGACCTGCGCGGTGATGGATGCGCGGGTGCGGTCTACGCTGGCCGTGAGTTCGGTTTGCGCCTTGGCGAGATTGCGCGTGTCGACGCCGGTAGCTGCGGCTGCTGTGCGGGCGTTCTTGAGGGCGGCGTTCTGGCGGTTCCAGTTGCGTTCGGCGCCGGCCAGCGCGGTGTTGGCCTTGCGCAGTTCGGTTTCGAGCAGCTTGATGGCTGCGCGGCCGGCGTTGGCGCCCTTGGCGTCGGCGAGCGCCTTGTCCAGCGTCTGGACCTGGGCGCGGGCTTCGGAGAATGAGGCGCGGGCCTGCTTGGCCCCGGCGATCGCGGCCTGTAGTCCGTCGACGTGGATCTGCTGTTCGTCGAGCTTGCGCAGTTCGGCGGCCAGGCGGGCGAACTCGGGCGCGGCTTCGGTGCCCGAGCGCGCAAGTGCTTCGACCTTCTCGGCCAGCGTCGAGACGGCGGCCGTGCCGATGGTCTCGGTACTGATTGCGAGTTTGACTTCCTGGGTGTCAACGAGGGCCACGAATGGGCGCTCCGGCAAGATCAAGGCTCAAGCCCGCCGGGTGGCGGGCTTTGGTCTTGACCCTGCGTCAGACCATATTGACGGATGCAAAGGAGGAGACGCCTTCGCCGACCTTCTCGGGGGCCTTGAGCACGGTGAAACTCAGCGGCAGTTCGGCAAACTCGTTGCCGATGCGGGCGAATCCGCTGGTCAAGCTGAATTTGACGCGGTGGTAACGAACGATGTGCGGGTTGCCGGAATCGTTTTCGTTGATGCCGTTGACCAGCACTTCGTACTCTTCGCCCGCGCTGGTCAGCAACTCAATGAGCCAGCCGGGGTTTTTGGTGTAGTCGACCTCGAGCGGCAGCGGCGATGCGTCGTCGAGCAGCGCGAGGGTGGCGTCGGTCAGGTGGATGCCGCTGACGGTGCGCACGTAGTGGGTGGTGAGCGTGAGCGCGGCAAGGCCCAGGTCTTTCCAGGTAACGGCGCCGTCGGCAACGGTGGTGCCGTCGGTGGGCCACGTCGGTTCGACCGAGCCGGCCGTGCCTGCGACGGTGGCCGCGTAGGCGTGCGTGCCGTCGATAATGACGGTGCCGAGCGCGACTTCTGCGTCAGCGGCCCAAGTGCCGCCTGCAATGGCGACGGTGACGGGGCTATCGGGGTCCGGGATGTCGTCGAAGATCACGGCACCGTCGGGCCATGCTTCCTGCGCTTCGCCAGAGACGCCGCCGGCTGCGACTTGGGTCTTGGTGCCGCGCGTGGACAGCGCGATGTTTTGCGGCGAGATGTCGTTGACGTTCATTTCGCCGGTGTAGCTGGTGACGCGCTCTGATACGTCGAGTTCGGCGCCGCCGGCCTCCTGGAAATTCTGCCGCGAGGTGCGTTCGAGTTCGTAGGATTCGGTCAGGGATGTGACGTTGCCCAGCCAGAACGGGGCGCCACCGGAGCGGGGCTTGAGGCGGACGGGCGCTTTGCCGATGAAGCCGCGCGTCTGAGAGGTACGTGCCATGATGAGGACTCCTGCGAGGGATAGTGGCGAGGTGCGAGGGTGCGGGGGTCAGTTTCGGGATTTGGCCGGGTTGAGGACACCAGACGGATTGCCGGGGTGCCTGGCGCGGGGTCGGTCAGGGCTGGGCCAGGTTCTCGGCCATGGCAATCTGAATGCGCACGGTGACGGTCACCATGCTTGCGCCATCGGGGCGCGGGCCGAGCGTGCGGCCGGTGTACAGGGTTTTTTGCGCGAGGCCGCCCCAGGTGAGGTCGTCGGCGAAGATCGCGCGCTTGATGTCGGCGACCAGTGCATGCCCGGTGAGGTTGGGGTTGTCGGGGTCGCAGTGGTCGGTGGCCTCGATGATGTAGGGCAGCAGTACGCCCGCGTCGATCGTGGCGGGCGATGATTGGTCGCCGGTGCGCTGGCGCTCGACCAGGTCTTCGTCTTCGTGCAGGGTGGTGCTGGGCAGGGTGTTCGGGTCGATGGCCTGGCGTCCGTGCCAGACATATTGGCCGGCGTCGGTCAGGTAGCCGTTGGCCACGCGAATGGCGGCCAATCGCGCGGCGATCGCGGCGGTGATGCGGGCAGCTTTGCTCGGCAGGGTCATTTTCTGGAGCCCTTGAGTTCGTAGCGCAGTTGGGAGATGTAGGCTTGCGCGAGCATGGCGCGAATGTCGGGCGCTGCTTCAGAGCGCCAGCGGCGAAAGATCTGGTCCGGGCTGGGGCCATAGCGGTGACGGAGCCCGCCGGCATCGCGCACAAAAACCCCCATGCCATTGGCCCCGCCGATAGCCCCCGCGCGTAGCGGCATGAGGAAGGCGCCGCGCATGATCTTACGCCCGCCCTTGCGGCCGACTTTGACGCTGACGCCGGCGCGTTTGCGCCCGGCTGGTATGCCACGGCGTGGGTCGCCCTTGGCGCGCGGTGCGGGCGTGGTGAGTTGTCGGGCGTCGAAGCGAGCCAGGCGCACGGCGCGGATGCGCATGCGGATGTAGGCTGCAGTGGAATTCTGGCTGGCCTTGGTGGTGCGGGTCAGCTCGCGGATGTAGCTTTGCGGCAGGTTGATCTGCCCGGCAATGTAGCGCCGTGATTGGGTTTCGACTTTGCCGAGCACGGTGTTGACGGCGCGGTAGCCGGCGCGCTGTGAAGCGCTGGGGATGTTGCGGATGTCCCTTGCCGCGCGACGTAGTTGCTCGATGCCTGATATTTTCATGGGGCGCGCAAGATCCATTCGCGCACACTGGATGCGCCTTTACGCTCGACGGGCTTGTCGAGGACGTAGGCTCCGGCGTGCTCACCAGTCAGGATGGTCAGGGGGTCGCGGGCGCGGGGGGCCGCGCTGGCGTTGAATGTGGCGGTGGTGACCATTTGTTCGACAAGGCCATGGTCGCCGAAGATTTCGACATTGCCGGAGACGATGACGGTTTGCGGTTCGTTGACGCGCAAGACCGCCTCGTCGCCACCATGGGCGAAAAGGCGGTCATTGGCTCGGGCGGTCGCTGCCCCGAGCCGTGACACGTCAGGTCCGCTTGCCACGGAATAGCATTTCCGGGCGCTTGCACAGGAACAGCGGGTAGCTGTAGACCTCGAGGTCGACATACGAGTCGCGGTCGCGGTCCGGCACGGTGATCGGGTAGATCGGCTGCCCGAGCTGCCCGATGTGGCCGAACTGCTCGCCCGGCGAGAAGGCCGCCTCAAAAACGCCGTTACCTGCGCCTTCGGGGAAAAACACCACCTTGTCGGTATGCACCGCGATGGAGTCGTCATCGGTGCCGATGTACTCCTCCCAGGTGACGCCGCCGAAGCGCAGTTCGCGCCCGTCGTAGCCTTCGCGCAGGTCTGCGGCTTCCTGCTGATTCAGGTAGGTTTCGCGGACTTCGCTGTGATTGACGAGGTCGTCAAAGAAGTTGCTGCCGCACAGGGCGCGGGCGCCGGTGTAGATCGCGCCCTTGGCTTTTTTGCGCATCGGGCGGACCACCGAGTCCTGAATCTTTTTCCGCAGGGCACCGGAGACCGGGCTGGCTGCATCGAGGTCGAAGTCGATCTCGGCGGACTGCGAAATGCCGAATTCCTTGAACCAGTCGTAGATCAGGGTGCCGTCTGCATCGAGCACCTTGCCCTGGACGGCGCCCAGGCGCATGTGTTCCCACGTGGTTTCGATGTCGGCCACCAGCCCGGACGGCCCCGACATGCGGCGCAACATCTCGGCCTGCAGTTCGACGACCTGCTGTTCGGTGTTGAACTCACGGGCGAACGCCAGTTCCGAGGCCATGATGCGGTCGCCCTTGGCGATGCGGCGGGTACGGAAGTCGCGAACCGTGCGCCCTTCGGTCTTGCGGTTTTCCAGCGGTGCGCCACGTTCTGATGTTTTGATGATCGAGAGCGCGCCTTCGCGCATCTCGATAGCGACGGTCTCGGTGCGCACCGGGTTGGGGGTGAAGAGTGCGAGTTGGCCGAGGCGGTTCGGCACGCGCTCCACTTTTTCGACGGCCTGGAGCAAAGAGACCAGGCCGAATGCGTCGGTTTTGAACAGATCGAGAATCATGGTGGTGTGACTCCTGGTTTCGGTAACGGCGGATTAGCGAACGATGATGCCGAGTTGGCGCAGGTCGGCGACCGCGTCGTCATCGAGCCCGGTAAGTTCTGCGCCGTTGACCTCGCACATGCGCACATGCGCGACGCCGGGGGCGTCTTCGGTGGTGGCGTCGACCTCTGCGTAGAGAATCGCGCTCGCGGCGCGGCGGCCATCGTCGGTGCCGTCGTTGTCGTAGGCGACGTATTCGCCGACCCCGGCGTTCACTGCGAGCGTGAAGGCGTCGCCAACCTCGAAGTCGGTGGAACCGTCGCCCAGGGTGAAGGCGACCCCGCCGCCGGTGAATGCCACGCCGACGGTGCCCGTACCGACTTCGGTGCCAAACGGGTCAGTGACCACGAAGTCTCCCGCGTTGGCTGCGGCGGCGGTGATCTCGATGGTGTAGTTGCCGGTGATCGCGTCGTTGGCGATGGTGATGGCGCTGACGGTGCCGTTGCCGGTGTTGCCACCGGCGGCCGTGGCGGTGGCTGCGTTGGCTGCGGTCAGCGCGGCAAGCACCGTGCCGGCTGCGAGAATTCCGGCTGTGGCGTTGACGACAATGCGCTCGCGGCTCAGCGTGCCGTTGGCTTCCGAGATGATGTGCGCCCCCGCTTTGGGGCGCTGCGTGAGGACAGTCATTTACATACTCCTGATGGGCTTGAGTTGCGCGAGTGCTGCGTCCCAGTTTCCGCCGTTGTGCGGGTTGCCTGCGGAGGGGCTGGTGGTGCGGCGGGTGGAGTCGGTGCTGCGTAGATCGGCGTGATCGGCGCGGGCGTTGATGAGCTGGGCACGAACGTCAGCCAGCGGCGTGCGCGAGCGGATGAACTCGGGGGCGCGGTCGGCGGCGTCGGCGAAGGCGCACAGGTCGCGCACTTCGCGCGCTTCCTTGATCGCGGCTGCGGCCTGGGCGGTGGTGGTAATTTGACCGTCGAGCAGCCAGGCGGAGACGTGATCGCCGAGGCCGGCGGCGACGGCCAGTGCGTTGATCTGAGCCGCGAAGGTCGCGGGTTGCGTGGTGGCGTCTGGCGCGGCGTCGGGGGCGGTCTCGGGGGCTTCGTCCGCCTCGGGGGTTTCTTGATCGGCGGCGGCTTCGGGCGCTGGGGGGGCAATCTCAGGCGCGCTCGCTTGCGACTGGACGCGGGCGATTACTTCGGCGGGCACCCCGGCGGCAAGGGCGAAGGCGGCGATGGTTTCGGTTTGCGCGCGCGGTGATGCCAGCTCGATGAGTTTGTCGGCGAAGCCCGCCGCGACGGCTTCGCGACCCGTCATCCATGTGTCTTTCGCGACGTACTCGGCGAGCGCCTCACGAGTCTTGCCGGTCTTGGCGGCGTAGGTCTCGAAAATGGTGTCGTTGAACACGCGCTCGGCGTCCGGCGCCTCGACCGCGTTGCCCTCTTTGTCGGCAAAACTGACGCCATGCGTCATCATCGAGGCGTTGGCGTGAATGTGGATTTCGTCGGCGGCCATGGCGACAATGGTCGCGGCGCTGGCGGCAACACCTTCGATTACCGCGACCTTGTGCGCCGGGTGACGTTGCAGTGCGTTGTGGATGGCAAGCCCATGATCGAGGCGTCCGCCCATGCTGGTGATGCGCAGGGTGAGGTTTTTGACCGTGGCGGGGACCCAGCCAAGTTCGTTCTCAACCTGGCCGATTTCGCGCCCTTCCCACCAGTCGCCGATGGGGCCACGTATGGTGATAGTCGCATGGCTGCGATCTTCGGAGAGCGCGAGGGCGATGGGGACGGGGAGTTTGGCGTTGTTCATGTGCTCGATTCCGGTAGGTTGTGCGCAGTTTCGGCGCGGGCGTTATCACAGGACACCAGACGGATTGCCGGGGGGTATCAACCCGTGCGCACGGTAGTGCGCTGCGGGGCTGTCAGCCAGTGCATGGGCGTTGCTGTTCCAGATGATCCAGCCCCCCAGGCGCACGCCGCGATACATGACGCGGCGCTGGGTCCAGCGCACGTCGCACGCGGCCATGGCCTCCAGAAAAACCAGGTCAGCAGCGGCGCGGCTGCGGTCTTGTATGGTGTAGAGGTAGTCATGCACGACGGCCGCCAGGCGGTGCTTGTCGTTGACGGGATAGATGGCTTGCGCGATCTGGGGGATGCTGGCCAGATCAGTCACGAAGCCGGGCGGCACCACGATGGTTTCGCCGGACTCGGCCTCGTAGACCACGGGCAGCTCCAGCCGCCAACCATCCGCGCCTGTGGTGCGGGCAACGAGATCGGTACGGAAGCCCATGTTACTTGCCCGCCTGCGGCTGGTTTTCCGGCGCGGCCGCAGGATCAGCGGCAGCGGTTTCTGCGGCGCGGCTCTCAACCGTAACCGCGCCCCGCTCACCTTGATAGATGATGCGCACGTCAGCGAACGCATGCGGTTTGCCGGACTGGTGCACGGCGATGCCATCGCCCGAAAATGCCGCGATCACGCTGCCAGACTTGTATTCGACGATGCGCAGAACGGCGATGTCGGTAGCGCAACCGGTTGTGAGCAGTACGAGCGAACCGAGCATCAGCCGCGCCCACATGCGTTGCCAGGCGAACGCCACCTTGAGGTTGCTGGTGGTGACGGTTTCAACGGCCTCGGACCATCGGCATACGGCGGCGGCGGCCGGTTGGGCGGCGTGGATCGGGATGATTTGAGCGGTCATGGTCAGGACTCCAGCAAGTTGGTTGCGATGCGCCGGACCCAGCCAGCGCCATGCACGGGCCACGTCTTGCGCCCGGTCAGGTATTGCAGGCGCAGGCCGTTGATGCGGGCGACGGCGCGGGCGGGGTCGGTGAAGCGCGCGGCGGTGATGGTGCGCGCGCCGATGATGCCGTCCGATGCCGCGCCCAGCGCTTGCTGCAGCCACATCGCGGCGCGGCGGGCGCCTGAATTGACGGCGGCATCGAACACGTGCAGACGCAGCGCGGCAGGCATCTGGTCACACTGGCAGCGGTCCCAGTAGTCACGGCGGTACAGCGTGCGCACCCGTTCGCGGGTGAGGTTGCGAATGTCTTCGTCGGGATAGGCGCGACGGCTGATGCCCATGTTGGTTTCGCCGCCGGGGTCACGCGGGTCGTCGACATAGCCGCCTTCGTGGCGCAGGACGATTTCGAGGGCTTCGTCAAACGTCATTCGCTCGCCTCCACTTTCCGCTTGACGTAGCGCTGTCCGAGTTCGCGCACCTTGTCAGCGCCCAGCAGTCCGATGAAGCCGCCGACGAACTGAGCCATACCGGCGCTGGCGACCATGGCATCGACGCCGGAGCCGACGCCAAACGCGATTGCGCCGCACAGGGCGGCTTCGAGAAAGCGGCGGATATAGCGCGGCTCGCGGTCGTCGTACATGACGCGCAAGAGCGCGACCAGCGCGGCGAGAATAGCGGCCTTGACCGGCTCTGGCAGCGCGTGCCATGCCGAGATCCAGAGGGAGGCGTCTTTTTCCGGCATGGCTATCGGCTCATGGCTTTCTGTTCGGGTTGCAGGCGCAGGGTGCGTTCGCGGGCGGCGTCGGCTGCGCGCTCGGCGTCGACTTGTTCAACGTCGTCGCCGCGTTCGGCGACGATGCCGGCGCGGGATTTGAAGCCGGCGTCGGCTTCCATCTTTTTGGCCTGCACGTCCTGAGTCGGGTGGATGTAGGCCCAGGCGTGCGGGTGCCAGGTGCATTCGAGGAATTCTTCGACTTGCTGCGCCGTCAGCCGCCCGGCGAGCACGGCGGCGCGGGCGCATGCCTGGCGGGCGAATCCGCACAGGGCCGGGATGATGAGTTGCCATTGGTATTGTTCGCAGGTGCGGCGGAACTCGTTGAGAATCACGCGCAGGGCGCGGTCTGAGATGTCGCGCAGGTCGCCCGTGAGCAGTTCATAGGGGATGCCTTCGGCGCCGGCCAGCCCAAGGTGTTGCTCGTGCATGTATTCGGCGTAATTCGCGGCGGGGCCGGGTGGGTCGGAGAACTTGACGTCTTCGCCCGGCGCCAGCTCCTGCGACGTGCCGGGTTCGAGGCTGAGCACCGGCGCGCCGGAGGCGTCGTACTCAAGCTGTGCGCCGGTGGCGGGGTCTACGCGCGGGGCTGACTGCGGGGCTTCGCGGGTGATGAACATTGCATACAGATTGCTTTGTTCCTGCCGCATGAGGGTGGCGTCGTCGAAATTTCCGATGCTGCGGCGCTTGCCGATGATGGGCGCGCCCCCCGGCACGCCGCGAAGCTGGCCGGGACGGGTTTGCTTGTAGAGGTGGCGAACTTCGGCGGCGCGCACGCGAACGAGATGGTGCTGGCGCGGGTCGCTGACCCAATCGCCGGGGTGTTCGCGGTAAAACCAGTACGCGACGCGGCGGCCGCGCCGATCTATTTCGATGCCGCTGCGCATGCGGTGGCCGGTCGGCATGCCGGGCCAGCTATCGGCGTCGAGCAGCGGGACCATCTCCCCTTCAAGCAACTGGATTTGCACGGGGATGGCAAGGCCGTCGTCGACGCGGCGCGGGCGCTCGCGGATGAAGACTTCGCCGCCGGTCTTCCAGGTTTCGACCGCCAGGGTCTGCTGGCCGTAGAGGTCGAGCACGCCGTCGGCGTCTGACGTGGCGCAGAAGTCGTCCCAGATGCGGGTGTACAGCGCCTTGCGTTTGGGGTTCTTGGTGGTCGGGCGGGCAATGATGCCGGTGCCGATGAGCTGGGTGCCCCAGATGCGTTCGGCTGCGGCGCCGGTCCATTCGTTGCGGGCGGCGTCGCGCGAGCGGTTGCGGATGTTCTGCAGGCCGAAGATGCTGCGGTTCGGCCCGCTCGATGTGGTTCGCCACCCCATGTAGCGCCTGCCCTGCCCTGCTGCGTCGTACTGCGCACGCGGCTGGATGGCTGCCGACGATGAGGCTGGCACTGCCGGGACCGTGGCGGCGGGCGCCGTGGTCTTGCGGGCCTTTTTCCGCTTGGCCGCCGACATCAGGAAAACCCCCTGCCGCCGTGGTAGAGCCGCACGGCGGTTGGCTGTCGCGACGACGCGGGTGCTTCTCGCGCCTGGAGGTTCACGAGGTAGTCGCGGGCGCGGATGAGATCGCCCGGGGTGTGGTACTCGACCATGCGCCCATCGGCGAAACGCACGGAGCGTTCGCCGTTGGCGATGGCGGAGGTAAGGGCGTCGATGTCGGCTTGCGAGACGGGCATGGTCTGGCCGGATGTGTTGGTCCGGCACAGAATGTGCGCGATCGGGAGAATGGGACACCAGACGGATTGCCGGGGCGGTGTCAGTGCGCGCGGCTTGTCGCGGGTTCGTTTAATGCGGCAGGCTACGCGCGGGATTTAGGGTGGTGCGGGGGTGTTATGCGACATTTTGTGTTGTTGAATGAAAGTTAGCCGCCACCAGCATCAGCCAGTGGCGGCTCGTGGCCTTAGAACGTGGTCGGCTGCGCAACGCCACGGATCGCCCACATAAAGCCCTGCTGAAGGTTGGTCTTGCCAAGCGCCACTGCGCGCTTGTCCGTGCCTTCGTTCGCCATCAGCTTTTCAAGGTAGGCTCCGCACTGTTCCGCCAGCGCCTTCCCTTCGTTCATCAGGTCAATTTCCTCCTGTGAGAGGTCGCGGTAACCCTTGATCTTTTCGTGTTGGTCTTTCATTGCTATCCTTTCGTTGTTGCCGTGGCTTACATGGGCGCACGGCTAACCCGTCATTCCACATGACGCCCCGCGATAAAGCTGCGGGTCGCCTGTGAATTCATGCGTTATGTTTCACGGGCCGCCTTGATCTTCGCCCGCACCCATGCTGCACCGCCGAGGCGCTTGCACTTCGCCCATTCCTCGTCGGTCATCCGTACCGGGCGAGCCTTCATCAACTCGCCCGTCTTCGCCAAGGGCTTGCGCCCCTGGCCGCGTCCTGCGCCGCCGCGCTTAGGCGCTGAGGTAGGCATTGATGCACTTCAGCAAGTGCGGAATATTTAGGTCAAGGTTCCGGCTCAAATTTCTCAGGCCGGCTTCGGTTGGGCTAAAGGCATACCCATTCACAGCCACATACTGCTGCCAGTAACCCCTGCCTTCTTTTGCGTACTTCATCTGTTCGGTTGTCATCTCACAAGTCCTTCTTGTAGGTTCATCGTGATTCTATTGTATCTACGCAATCAAACCTTGTCAAGTTGTTTCTGTACCTACGCAAAGAAACATAACACGTCGTTATGCGTCAAAACGGGTAGTCGTCCGGCAGCGCATGCGTCGCGGCGCAAAGAATGCGGTCGTGCTCCGCGATCAACTCGCCGAATTTGCGACCGGCTACCATGTCCGCGAGCTCCTGCATCTGTGCCACGAACGAACCGCGCGGGTCTGCCGGATCGGCCATGAACCATTTGTCGTGCGGGCTATCTTCTGGCCTTCCGCAAATCCGCCGAATCACTCGGATGTCAAACTCGTGGTCGCCCCACGCGTACCAATAAATCATCCCGCGCAGTCGCATCACCCGCGCGCCATCAAGCAGCCAGCCATGGCGGTGCTCGCGCTTGCCTTTGTTGTCACTGAATTCGGCGCTCAACATCTTCTTCTCCGTGGTTGCCATTGCCGCAGAACACGTCGCCCAAGGCGGACCGTCACTGCGCTTCGTGCCGGTCCGCTTGGCTCAGCGTTCGGTCTTGTTTCGCTCGAACACCATGGGCAGCAGTCAAAGCTCTTCAGCCTCAACGCAGTAGTACTCCGTGCGTGTTGGTCATCCGAGCCGCACCACGAAAAAACGCCCGCCTGCCGGCACGAGATTCAGCGAGTCGGCGGCGGTAGTGCAAAAAATGAAGTTCGGGGTCTTCACCAGCCGGCGAATGCCTTTTTCTTCCAAAACGTGCAGTCCACTGCTATTCGTGAGCATGGCTCGCACTCGGTCCATGGTTTCCGGGCTGTCTGGAACGCCTTCGACGATCAGCGTGCGGGGTTCATCAACCAGGGCGTTTCCGAGCTGGAACGGGGTTTCAAGGTCCGTGGCGTTGATCTCGCGGTAGGTGCCGTGCGCTTCGGCGATTTTTCGCGCCAGGGTGGTCTTGCCGCAGCCTTGCGGGCCGGCCAGTACGAGGGCGCATCCGCGCGTCAGTTTGTATTCCATGTTCGTTGCTCCTGTTTTGGTTTGCGTTATTCGGTTTTGTTTCGCTCGAACACCATGGGCAACAGCCCAAGCTCTTCCGCCTCAACGCGGTAGTAGCGGACCTGTCGGCGGCCCAGCCCGATGAGTAGGGCGATGTCGGAGGGGGACGTGCCAGCGCGCAGCAGAGCTGCGGTGCGGCGGACGCGGACTAGACGTAGGAATGACTGTTCGCCGCTAGGGATTGCGAGCTTCTCGCCAGCGAAGCGCTCCGATAGTTTTCGTGCGGCTGGCAGTCCGATGCAGCGGGCGATGACATGGGTTTCGGGCATGGTTTTGGGAATGTGAAGAAAGGTGTTTCCGAACAGGGCGAGCATGCGCAGGGTGGCGACGGCGCCGATGATCTCGCCGAGTTGGTCGATGATGCAGGGGTCTTGGTTGGGTTCGGTTGACATTTTTGGCTCCTATCGGCGGGTGAGGTAGTTGCTGCGGGCGACGCGGCGGCGGGCTGGCGGGGGTTCTGCGGCTTTTGGTGCGGGTGCCGGGCAGGTGGGTGTGGGGGTGGGAGTGGGGGTGGGAGTGGGGGTGGGTGGGTGGGTGGTTTTGGCTGTGGGGTGCTTGTTGTCGGGCGTGGTGACGCTGGCGGCTTCGGTGATGCGGGCGGCGTCGGCTTCCCACTGGGCGCGGCTGTAGCGGTGCAGGGCGAGTTCCGGGTGCTGGGTGGCTGCGTAGGCATATACCCAGGTGTCGAGGGGTTCGTTTCGGGCCCCGCCTTTGCGCGGGACGTAGCGGCCTTTGCTCGGGTCGAAGATTTCGGAGACCAGCCCTTCAAAAAACCTGGGCACGGGGTTGTTTTCGGCGTGGGAGGCGAGCGCCATGGGGAAGTGGCACCAGCGCTGTGCGGGGTCTTCTTGTTCGGCGTCGCCGGCCAGGCGTTGGTAGAAGGTGTGCTTGATTGCGATGGTGCCGACCTGGTAGGTGTGGAGGCCGTCGGTGGCGGTTTTGCCGAGGTGGTCGACGTCTTCGCGTTTGGGGCGGGCGAGCGGTAGTGCGTTGGCGGCTTTGGCGCCGAAGATGGCCATGGCGCGGCGCACGACACCCCGGCGTGCGTAGTCTTTGACGAACTGGGTGCGGTGGCCGCGCCCGTCGATGGCGACGGCGGCGATGGGGAGTTGCGCGCCGCTGGCGTGGGGGATGGCGCGGTTGAGGAGGTCGGTGAGCGCGGTCCAGACTTCTTCGTTGGCGGGGTCGCCGTAGAGTACGACGTAGTCGAGGGTCCAGCTGCGGCGGGAGACGCCCCAGCCGACAATCTGGACTTCGAGGCGGTCGTCTTGCGTGTCGACGCCGGCGGTGATCCAGATGACGCCGTGCGGGGCGAAGCGCAGTTTGTAGGCTTCGGCGCGGTCTTGCACGAGGTTGTGGCGGACGGCCTTAAGGGTGCGGTCTTCCCAGGGTTCGGCGAGGCGGTCGTTGATGAATGTCTTGAGTGCTGGTGGGTCGTTTTGCACGTCGACCCACAGTTGCGCCATTTCGACCCAGCGCGGGCCGAGGCCGATCTGGTAGTAGAGGCAGTTGATGTGATAGCCCCGGATGCGGGCGCCGGGGTTTTCTGGCACCCATTCTGCGGTGCCGCCTGCTTCGCGGTCGCGCAGCATTTGCGTTTTGTGGTGCTCGTCGATCATGTCGCCGCAGTCGCGGCAGACGTACCAGGCGTGAGTGACCTGGCCGGCGTGGTCGCGGGCGTATTTGAGGCCGTCCCAGATGAGGGGCTGGGCGTGGTCGCAGTGGGGGCAGCGGACGTAGTAGCGGCGCTGGTCGGATTTCTCGAACTTGCGGGCGGTGCGGCAGCGGCCTTTGACGCCGGGGGTTGAGACGTAGAGGCGTTTTTTGCGGCCGGGAAACGCGGAGGTGCGCCCGTCGAGCATGGTTTCTGGGTCGTCGCCGCTGCGCAGGTTGTCGGCGAATTCGGTGAATTCATCGACCAGCAGCCATTGGACGGTGGTGGACTTGAGGCGCGCCGGGGTGCCGGCGTGTTCGATGTAGAGTTGCCCGCCGGTGAAGTCCTTGAATTCTTTCTGGTTGGCGGCGTTGCGGCTGGCGTTGCTGGTGAGCGCGGCTCGCACGGCGGAGGTGGATTCGATGAGGGGGTTCAACTTCTGGTTGATCCATTTGTTCATCGAGACTTCAGAGGGCAGCGCAACCATGGTCGGGCCGGGGGCGTGGTCCATGATGTAGCCGACGGTGTTTGTTTCGACTTCGCTTTTTCCGAATTGGATCGGGAACATGAGAACGACTTCTTCGACCGGCGATCGCACGCTCATGCAGTCCATGGGCTCGCGCAACGGGGGGTTGCGGCTGGTGCGCCAGTCGCCGGGCGCGGCGCTGCTCTTGGTGGTGAGCTTGCGATGCAGGTCGGCCCACTGCGAGACGGTGAGCGGCTTGCGCGGCGCGATGGTGCGGGCGATGGTGCGGGCGATGACGGTGGAGGCGGCTTGCATGGTCAATTAAACATCATTGTTTTCAACGACTTACATGCGCATTGTGTTTGTGATTGCACAATCCCTGTAAAAATAGAAAAACACATTAAAAAACAATATCTTATCGGCCCTTTTACGGGCGTTTT